CAACTTCAAATGATATGATAAAAAGCATTTACACAATGTATAGTACTGTAGCAAATAACAAATCAATTATATTCTGTAACTTTGATACAATACGTGGATATCCGTTAGTTGAACCGCTGTATTGCAGTATTGATGGTTCTATAACATTTACCCACAATGAAAGTATGAAATTTACATACAGTCTTAATCTGTAGGAAGACAGATGAGAGTAACATATCCTGATTATATAGACAGTTTAACAGGTTCAAATATAACAGCTTCAAGTGCTCTCACTGATTATCCTGCTGTAAATGTTACTGACCAGAGACTGTCTACTTTATGGAAAACAGATGCTTCTACAACACAGAGTATAGTGTTTGATTTGGGTTCTGCTCTTCCTGTAACTGTAATAGCAGTATTAGGACATAATTTGATTTATTCTACTGTTATAAATGTTTATGCCAATACAAGTAATTCATGGAGTTCACCTGCTTATTCCACTACTTTAACATGGAATAAAGATATTATACTGAAATATATAACATCAGTAAGTTATCAGTATTGGAAAATAGAGTTTGTTGGACAGGGGAATCTTGAAATTGGAAGAATATGGTTGAGTAATTATCTTACCATAAATCCATCCAGTTTACTTGATTTTACTGTTGAACTTAAAAACAGTGATGTAAATCTGTATGATAAAGACAGATATAAAATATCAGAAGCTGGAATTGTATGGAGAGCTATAAAACTTAAATTTCCACCTACTGATAATACTATGTTAACAAACCTTTTGGATTGGTTTGATATGGTTGGATTATACAGAAGTTTTATATTCTGTAACTTTGATACGATACGTGGGTATCCGTTAGTTGAACCACTTTATTGTAGTATTGTTTCAGATGTTGGATTCACTCACAGTGAAAGTATGAAATTCAGTTATGAATTGTCTTTAGAGGAGGATAAGTAGTTTTTATGGCAAATGTTAAAATAAGCGGGTTACCAGAAGCTTCTGCTGGAACAGTATTGAATACTGATACTATAGTTGGAGTATTTAATGGTATAACAAAGAAATGTAAATTAAGTAGTGTAAATTTAGATGTATTGAGTGATGGCACTACTTATGGACGTGTACAAAAAATATATGCTGATGCAATAAATAATGGTTCTTATGGTCAGCTTTATGATGGAATAGCATGGGATGAAAATGCTGATACTTATACTAGGTTAGGAAGAACTGCTGGTTCACCAAATTATCTGGAAATACAAAATGGAATGAGACGGTGCTTATTGAAAGCAGATGGAACGGTTAACTATTATTTATATCCTACTAATTCTGCATTAAAAGAAGATGGTGTTACTGCATCAGTATTAGATGGTACTGATGGACAGGTAATGGTAGAAATACCTAAATTTTACTATAGTTATTCATATGTAGGTACTACGCATTCTTGGAAAATATCTTCACATAAACTACCTGGTTTTGTTCTCCATCCTTTATTTATGTCTGATAATACTGAATTGTCTGTAGCTTATGTAGGAGCATTTGAAGGGGTTCTGTATGATACTTCTATATCTAAATATGTATGTGGAAATGGTATAGAAAGTACAGCAGCAACTTTTGTAGCTTCAACAAGAACTATTACCTGTACAGCATTAACTGCACCATTTGAGAATGTTACTGTAGGTGCTAAATTAGTAATAACAGGAACCACTTCAAATAATACTACAGTTACTGTTGCTTCTAAAGTATCTTCACAAAGTATTACTGTATCTGAATCTCTTACTGATGAAACTGCTAGTTCAGCAACTATTGATGTACAAAGAGATTATACTGCAAGTACTGGTGATAAATTAGGTTCTGTAGTAGGAGTTAGTCCAATTACTAAAATAACAAGGGCACAGGCAAGACAATTAGCTAAAAATATGGGTACTAACTGGCAGTTATTAGATTATGATATGATGAGTGCTATTCAGTTATTGTATCTAATTGAATATGGTAGTTTTTATTCACAAAATAAAATTGGAGCTGGAATATCGAATGTATCTGATTGGTCTACCTATAATAATAATTATCCTTTAGCTAAAACTGGT